GCGTATTATAATTGATGAATGTCATGATATTATAAATAAAATAGAAATTTTCAATTATTTATTTATATGGTTGATAAGCGGAACTTATATGAATATTTGTGATAAATACTCATCAACGTCATATTCACAATACTATAATATTAAGGATATATTGAAGGAAGAATATATTGATTATTTACTTGTAAAATGTGATAAGAAATTCGTGAAGGAAAGTTTTAAGATACCTGCTATGGTAGAAAAATATTATTTATGTAAAATGTCTAAATATTTAAAAGCAATTAAAAATTATATTAATCAAAGTGTTTTAGAAAAAATTAATGCAAATGATATTTCAGGTGCAATTAAGGAATTGGGTGGGAAAAATGATACAGAGGAAGGTATAGCAAAATTGATATGTGCTGATATGAATAAATCTATTTATAATAAACAAAAAGAACGTGATTTTGTATTGGATCTTGATATATCAAGTGAACAAAAAGCAAATAAAATAAAAAATATAGATAATGAACTAAAAATTTTAGCAGAAAAACTTAAAGATTTAACAGAAAGAATTACAGAAATAAAAAATAAGACTTGTTCTATTTGCCTTGATAATATCAAAAATCCAATTTTGCTTGATTGTACTCATATATTTTGTGGTTCATGTTTAATGCAATATCTAAATAATGCCAGTATTACAAATAAAAGATGTCCCGAATGTAGATGTGAAATTAAAAGTACAGAAAATTTAACAGCAATTGTATCTAATAAAAAAGAGGATAAAAATGAAATAATAAATACTAGTAAATATGAATTACTTGGTAAAGGACTACTAAATAAGGAGGAAACCTTATTGGAATTGATTAAAAATAATAGGAATGGTAAATTTATTGTATTTAGTAGGGTTGATTCATTTACAAAAATAATTGACGAACTTGATAGACATAATATTACCCACTCTTTACTCAAAGGTCATACGTCACATATGATGAAGGTATTAAATGATTTCAAATCTGGTAAAGTTAAAGTCATATTATTAACTACTCAATATGCTGGTTCGGGCATAGATATTAGTTGTGCAACTGATGTTATTATATTACATTCTATGGATATTGATAAACAACAAGCTATTGGTAGAGCACAGCGTGTTGGTAGGCACGATTCTTTAAATGTTCATAATTTATGTTATGAACATGAACTACCTTCTTTATAATATATATATTAATTAGAATATAATATGGAAAAAGGAGGTTTCTTACCTAAAAAATTAGTAAACATGTTAAGAATGGCTAAACATCGGATGCGTCCAATACAGCGCGGTATATCAAATATATCAAAGGGAGATAGTGTTAGTAAAAATGATATTAATACAGAAACAAGCTATATTATAGCAGTAACATATAAATCTGGAACAAAACGCGTTTATAATGATGTTACAATTAGAGAATATAAAAAAGATTTCGTTTCATTCGTATATAATAAGGATTATGAGGCATTTAAAATAAGAGATAATACTTCACCAAAACCCCGAACTATACGCGATTTTGCAACTATAAAATTTTACAATACTAAAAAAAATAAACCCATTTCACTATCTGACATAAAACTAAGTAGTTTTAAGGAAACAGCACCTAAAAAAACAACTACGCGAACTATAAGTTCACAAAATAAAGTTACACCGGTTCCTTCATTAAATCTAAGTGACGGGAACCTTACAAAAAAAGGTGGGAAGAAAAAATAAAAAATTGATTTATTTTTATGACTTTAATTATACAATATTGAAAGAATTGCAAAATAAAATGGTAGATGTTATGAATGCACTGATTAGGCCGTCCTCTACGTTGAGGACTAAGCGACAAAAATATAGAGAAGGAACGGAAAGTTTTGATGAAAAAGTATTAGGAGTGTTTACATCAAAATATTTCGAATGTAATGATAATATAACCCCGCGTTATTCAAGTGATAAACAAAGAGATTTTCTTCAAATTGCTGCAAAAATTGCTGAGAAATCTCCAATGTATCCTCATAAACACGGTGCTATAATTGTTTATAAAGATAAAATTATTGCATCCGGCTATAATTATTATATGGGTGATTTTAGTATTCACGCAGAAGTTGCTGCAATTTCTAGAATAAAAAGAAAACAAAAACATATTCTTCGCGATTGCGATATATATGTTGTTAGAATAGGTCCCAAGCGTCTTAATAATCCATTGAAATATTCTAGACCCTGTCCGAATTGCCAAGATACTATTATTAAGAATAATATCAAAAATGCATATTATTCCACTTCTTATGAATATGACGATATCCGAAGCACAATTCACAATAAAAACTTATGTGATTGTAAATTTACATAAATTATAAGGTTAATGATACTTTTGGTATAATTCTTTTAATATTCTTTTTAACAACTGTTTGTCTATCTTCTTCAAAAATCTGTTTGAGTAAATCTTCCCCTGATAAATTATTGTATTGCATTATTTTTGTTTTGATATCATTCATTTTGATTGGCACTTTACATTCCTTTACATTTGTTTTAATACGACCATGTTGCGTATTTAAATCATTATATTTGTAATTAAACATAAATTGTTCGATTTTTCCATTTAATACTCTCTGATAATTTTTTCTTTCCTTTATAGCTGTTTGTAATTTTCTTATCTGGTCGTCATATTTAAACCAATCATTAACAAGATTCTTAAAAGTATCTAATTCTTCGGTTGTAGGCTCTATTCGCTCTTCATTAATTACATCGTCCACTATTGAAGCAGATTCGGTCATTCTTAATACTAATAATATTATATGTAATCCTTAAATTATTTTTTAAAAAAATTATTGAGTTCTCTTGCTTTTTTTTCACCATCATATTCACTTATCATTTTCCCTTTGCTATATTTCATAATTGTTGGATATCCAATTATGTTTTTCTTAAATTTAACGCGCAAATATTTGATACAATTAGCTTCGGCGTTAATTATTATTACATTATTGTCTTTAACATATTTATTAGTTACTCTTTTCCATAATGGCATTAATTCTATACAATATCCACATGTATTAGAATGATATAATACCACTACATTATTATTTTCAATTAATATTTTATTGATATTTTTTTTGTTTAAATTAGTTAGATTATATATCATTCTATTTAATTATTATTTTTTATTTAGTTAATAGTAGAATTATGAATAGTTATTATTTACTAGACTGTGATGAAAACTATAATATGAGTGATATTAGTACTAAACAATCTTGTAATAATATGTCAATATTATCAAAAGATTATACTTTAAATCAAAATAGAAACTTTTCCGATAGAATACAATTAGAAAGGTGCGAATTTAATAATAACTATCATAATGATATTTATAATATTAAAACAAATGAAAGTGAGTTAAATAAAGGATTTTCGGTGAATAAAAAGAGCTGCTTATATAAAAGACCATTATATAATGAAGGGGATTGGGTAAATCAATATGACTTATCTAATACTTATAAAAATAGTATGTTATCAGGTGGATTATTTAATTATCAATCAAAAGCCAAAACTAATTCTATTTATAAACAATGCAATGATAATGGTAATGATAATGGTAATGATAACTTCTCATATCTAGGTGAATGCAAAAAAGGGCCTTTTCAAATGTTTACGCAAACATTTACTAGTAGTTATGATAATTGTGTATAGTAGTATAATAATCTTCAATAAACATTTTAATAATTTTATATTTATCTTGACTTATTTTTTTACCCATTTCTGTTTTAATATGTTGCATTAAAATTGTTGTACGATGTTCTATATTTTTAATAATAGTATCTATATTACTATTTCTATTTATTATACCATATGTAAAATATCTAGATATCCCTATTGAACCCAATGATTCTATTCTATCTGCATCTCTTATACAATCTAGTTGTTTATTTAAGTTATAACATATAAATTTAGTATTCGCACCATTCATTTCAATCTCTTTCGATAAGCTAACATTACATGCCATATATACTATTTTATTTATTGTATATGTATCTAGAATATTTTCAAAGAAGCCCCTTAATTTAGTTTCTTGATTCTCTCCATTAGCATATTTCTTATCACATATATCATGAACAAGTGAAGCTAGTATAACTTCAAATATTTCTGTATCATTTAAATTTTCTGATATTGCTATCTTCGTTGCTAAACATTTAACTCTCAGTGCATGACTAAAACTATGCGATTCATCATAGGTATCCATGATTTCTTTCGCAAATAACTCTGTTTTATTTACTGCATTGAAATCCATATTACTATTGATAATGTATATGATAATAATATATAATTGAAATGGAATATCATTTTTTAAAAATTGATTTTATATATTTATATTAGTTAAATCATATAATGCAATATGTTGGAGCGCACATTAATCGCGATAAAACTATTGTAAAAACAATGGAAAACATTAAGAGTGCCGGTGGAAATGCATTACAAATATTTGTATCAAGTCCGCGAAGTACAGCTTTAACAGATATTGTAAAATATGAAAGTATTTCACATGATATCAAAGAATATCTCAAACAAAATGACTTTAAATTAGTTATACATTCTCCTTATGTTATTAATGTAGCATCTGAATTAAAAAATTGTAAGCGGACATTGACAATTGATGAATGTTATTGGATTAAAACAATAATAAATCAATTGGAAATATCAGATTTAATTGGGTCTATTGGCGTTGTTCTCCATGTAGGTAAACACGTCAAGCTATCCTATAATGACGGGCTAGAAAATATGAGAACAGCTATTAAGTATGTTTTAAATGATATTTCAAAAAAAAAATTAAATACAAAATTAATTCTAGAAACACCTGCTGGACAAGGAACAGAATTGCTTACAGACTTAAAGGACTTCATTAAATTCTACAATAGTTTTACAAAAGAAGAACAAAAATATTTAGGTATTTGTCTTGATACTGCTCATACGTGGGCTCTTGGATATGACCTAGATGAAGCGTATGATTTATTATTTAGCAAAAGCAATGCCAAAAATATTACATTAATACATCTTAATAATAGTCTAGTTAAAAAAGGTGCTAAAAAAGATAGACACGCAACAATATTAAATGGTATGATTCCCAATGACAAAATGAATGATTTTATCAAAAGTATTAAAAAGAATAAAACTGTCATTATTCTAGAAACACCGTCTAGTGATTATGATAAAGAAATAGCGCATATTTATGATATCAAATAGTATCCTTGGCTAATATCCAATTTTCTGGACGCAAATCATGTAATTTATGATTTTTATAGTAAGGACCAAACCATACTTCTGGTGCTATAACATAATTATTTTTAGCTAGATATGCTCCCATCCACGAAAATGTACTATTTGCTATTATAAAATTATCACATGAAGACATTAATAATATTTGTTTCCAATCAGGAATATTATCTGCTACTTTTTTATAATTCATATTTGGATAATGCTGATTAATAATTTTAATATATTCATTCACAAAATTATTATCAATTTCTTGACAAAACAATAGAATATTATAATCCTTTAACATTACGTCTTTATTAGCTAATTCTTTCAATGCATTTAAATAATACTGCACTGGTTTAATTGGGTGCATATTTTGTAAATTATAATAATTACCTATACGAAAATGTATAGCAATGGTTTTTCTATTAAAATATTCAGGGTATTCATTTTTAATATCTAATATTTTCTTATCAATATCTAAAATTCCTTTAATTTTATTTATATTATGTTTGAAATATTTATCGCTTTGAAAAAAACCTTGTAA